GAAAAGTCTAAACCACAGCATTTTGTGCAGATGCAGATGTACATGGCGGGCATGGGAGTTGACCGAGCGCTGTATTACGCAGTATGCAAAGACGATGATCGTATCTATACCGAGCGTGTCAAGCTAGACAAGCCCGTGGCACAGAAGTTTGTTGACCGCGGGCACCGCTTGGTCAAGTCCGAGCGTATGCCTCCACCATTGTCTACCGACCCCACATGGTTTGAATGCCGGTTCTGTGCGGCACATGAGTTTTGCCACAAGACTAAGCTGACCAAGGAAGTGAACTGCCGCACTTGTACTAACAGCACAGCGCGCGAGGACAGCACTTGGCATTGTGAGCAGTATGACGTGCCATTAGATTTTGATAATCAAAAGGCAGGCTGCGAGGCGCACGTCCTACACCCCGATCTAGTGCCGTGGCCACATAAGGTCAAGGACAATGTAATTACTTGGATCACACCCGAGGGCGACATCAAGAATGGCGTGAGTGATTGGGAAACTTTTACAAGCCATGAGATTGTGGTCAATCCTTCTGCTTGTGCCAGTGGTGATCGCTCAATTGCTGATATGCGTGAAATGTTTGGTGCGAAGGTGGTGGCATGAGATATCTATCAGTATGTTCAGGAATAGAAGCGGCAACTGTTGCTTGGCATGACTTAGGTTGGCAACCTGTTGCGTTTTCAGAAATTGAGCCATTCCCCTCTGCGGTTTTGGCGCATCATTATCCGAATGTTCCCAATCTTGGTGACATGACTAAATTTAAGGAGTGGGACATTGGAACAATTGACCTTCTTGTTGGCGGAACCCCCTGCCAATCATTCAGCGTTGCAGGACTTAGGAAAGGTCTTGAAGACCCCCGTGGAAACCTTGCCCTTACCTATGTTGGAATTCTTGATAAGTTTAGACCCAAGTGGTTTGTTTGGGAAAACGTGCCTGGTGTCCTCAGTAGTGGATCAGGACGGGACTTTGGTTCCTTCCTCGGGGCGGTGGGGCAAATCGGGTATGGGTTCGCCTATCGGGTGCTTGACGCTCAATACTTTGGAGTGGCCCAGCGACGCCGTCGTGTGTTCGTTGTCGGATGTCTTGGAGATTGGCGAAGTGCAGCAGAGGTTCTTTTTGAGTCCCACAGCTTGTCAGGGAATCCTGCGCCGAGCAGAGAAAAGGGGCAAAAAGTTGCCGGAACAATTGCAGCGCGCTTTGGAATCAGTCGCAACAACCACGAAGAGTGTGTAGCGCATGTTGCCCCTACCGTTACTGGCGGCGCTCCATTCAGTCGCACAGGTAACGAGCGAGTTGAATGCGACGCCATAATTCCAGTTTCTGACCCTGCCTATTGCCTTGAAACAACTTGCAACGATTATAGCCGAGCAGATGGATTTAATATGATTGCTCAAGCTATACCTCTTGACCTACGGAATGCGGGTCGTGATCCTGAGAAGTATGACGCAATTAACCGTCAGGGCGTGGGGGTAGGTGAGGCGGGTGATCCGTCACACACCATTACGTCCGCTTTTGTGCATGGCGTGGCGCATCCTACAGTGCTCATGGATCAAGGCGGCAGCGTAATGAATGTTTTACAAGACGGCACAGTCGGTACTTTGCGCCGTGAGACGCACGGGCATGAGCCAGTGGTGATGCAGCCAACCTTTGCCCTAGACGAGTACAACCAAAGTGGTCATAAAGAAGTTTGTTATCCGCTAAGAACTGCATCGGGAGATGGAATACCAAAAGTTAATGTGGCGCAGCCGATTGGTTGCTTTAAAGGCGGTCAAGGCAGCGCGGCTGGTGGCATTGGTTATGACGAGCACATTGCGCCAACATTGAGCGCGGCAGACAGCGGGTCAAACCGAACCCCCGCTCTGATGCAAGGCATGGCCGTACGCAGACTTACCCCAACCGAATGCGAGCGCCTCCAAGGTTTCCCCGACAGCTACACCAACATACCTTGGCGCAAGAAAGATGAATCACCAGACGGGCCACGATATAAATCGCTTGGTAATTCTATGGCTGTACCGGTAATGGCGTGGATTGGCAAAAGGATTGCTAATGCTTCGTGACTACCAACAGCGCACCATAGACCAGTTATACGCTTGGTTTAACAAGACCCCAACTGGTAACCCGTGCCTGGTGCTCCCAACTGGGTCGGGGAAGAGCCACATCGTGGCGGCGCTGTGCAAGGACGCGCTGCAATCTTGGCCAAAAACAAAAATTTTGATGTTGACGCATGTAAAAGAGTTGATTGTCCAGAATGCCGAGAAAATGAGACTCCACTGGAAGGGAGCGCCTTTGGGCATTTATAGCGCAGGGATAGGTAAGCGTCAATTGGGTGAGCCAATTACCTTTGCCGGCATTCAATCGGTTAGAACTAAGGCAACCCTGCTTGGTCACGTTGACTTAGTAATTGTGGACGAGTGTCACCTAGTGAGCCACAAGGACGAGGGCGGATATCGAACCCTTTTAAACGACCTACAAACAATTAATTCCAGTCTTAGGGTGGTAGGCTTAACTGCCACGCCATACCGCCTTGGGCACGGTTTAATCACGGATAAGCCAGCATTGTTTGATGCATTGATTGAGCCGGTTAGCATTGAGGAATTGGTTTATAAAAAATATTTGGCGACGTTGCGCAGTAAAGTAACGTCCGAGCGCTTTGACGTAAGTGCCGTACACAAGCGTGGTGGCGAGTATATCGAGGCTGAGTTGCAAGCCGCGGTAGATAACCAAGACAAGAATATTGCGGTTGTGCGTGAAGTCATCAAACTTGCCGCTGACCGCAAAGCTTGGCTATTCTTTTGCGCTGGTGTCAAACACGCGCAGCACGTCTGCCAAGAGCTGATCACTCAAGGTGTAACGGCAGCGTGTGTGACAGGCGATACCCCCAAGGCTGAGCGTGACCGGATGCTGACCGAGTTTAAGGCCGGTCGCATTCGAGCACTGACTAATGCCAATGTGTTGACTACAGGATTTGATTACCCTGACATTGACTTGATTGCCATGCTACGACCGACCATGAGTGCGTCGCTCTATGTGCAGATGGCTGGGCGTGGAATGCGCCCCAAGAGTCACACCGATCATTGCTTGGTGCTAGATTTTGCGGGAGTGGTCGAGATGCACGGCCCGATCACCAACGTGCAGCCACCTAAGAAAGGTGGGTCTGGCGAGGGTGAGGCACCGGTCAAGGTGTGTGACGTGTGCCATGAGATTGTGCATATCTCTGCCAAGGTTTGCCCGAACTGCGGCCATGAGTTCCCGCCAACGGCAGAAAAAAAACTGGTGTTACGCCAAGACGACATCATGGGCATTGATGGCATGGATATGCCGGTCACGGATTGGCACTGGCGCAAACATACAAGCAGAGCCAGTGGAAATGAAATGATTGCGTTGACTTATTATGGTGGACTAACTGACCCGCCGATCACAGAGTACCTACCGGTGCTTAATCAGGGCTATGCGGGTAATAAGGCCATGCAGTTGCTACACGACATAGCACAACGCTCGGACGCCACGCTATCGGGCATTAATCAAGCCACAGAGCCATTAAATTATCTAGTGCAACAGATGAATCAATCTAACCCGCCAAGCATGATTGAGTACAAGCGTGATGGCAAATTTTATAAAGTGGTGAAAAGATTATGGTAGACATTTCCTTAAAGCCCATTTCTGAACACCTAGAACAAGCGCACCTTGTCATGTGGTTTCGCCGCGCATATCCGGATATATTAATCTTTGCCATTCCTAACGGTGGGATGCGCTCCAAGTCGCAAGCTATGAAGCTGAAGGTCGAGGGCGTGGTGCCTGGCATCCCTGACCTGTTCGTGCCGGCGTGGAAGCTGTGGATTGAGATGAAGAAAGTCAAAGGTGGCAAGATATCGCCTGAGCAGCAAGCTATGATTGATTACTTACAAAGTGTTGGGTACTGTGTTATTGTGGGACTTGGTGCTGAGGATGCCAAGGCACAAATACTGGAGAGTCGTAATGAATGAACCGAAAGACCACTTTGTAACCATCAGGATGCCGATTGAATTGTTTAAAGTAATTAAAGAACAAGCCGACAGCCAGACACGCTCGATAAGCAGACAGATTATTCACTTAGTTAAAGTTGCGCTGGAAGCGAAAACTCTATGAGTTACATAGTCTCATCGCTCCCACCCTTAAAGTGTTTCGTGCGCCGAGAGTTTCTGTACAACTTCACCAAGGGTCACGGCGAATACGAACCCGCTATCTGGGTAAGCATTAAGGCGCTTAGGGGTCAAGTGTTTCGCATTGAGAGTCTGCTACCAAACTACGGTGCGCTGTACGACAAGCTGCCGATCCATGCTTATGTCTGGCATACAGACAACTCAGGACTGCTACCCATCGACACCCTGCAATTGTGGGACTGCATGGGCTATAGGTTTACAGTCGTTGAAAAGATTGGCTTGCGTAACTTGGGCGTGAAGTTTATGGCCAAGGACAAGACGTGGGTGTTTGGGCAATACTTGTTTACGGTAGACTTTTG